TTCCACTCGGCTTTATCCGTGAAAGCACCCATGTGATAACGGATACACATGATTTCTTCTTCGCTGAGATGGTAAAATTGCGAAAGTAACATGACGGATTTATCCCCGTGCCCTTTTAGAAGGGTATCCGGTACATACTCCCAAGAGGTAGTGTCCTCGATAGGACTACCATTCATAGAAATATCAGTACGAATAGGATGACGATATTGGTCAATCTTGCAGAGATCATGGAACATACCCACAATATAAGGGGAACCACGATTTTTCCATTTTAGGTGATTATCTTCTGTGAGCTGAACAAGGAACTTTGCAACTGCGAAGGAATGTTGATATAAGCCACCTTCGTGATTTCCGTGAAACTTAGTAGACGCAGGAGCGGTGAAAAAGCCGTTTGATACAAGATAATCCACCATAAGCGAGGGAACAACAGGGGTTCCGTCAGGCAGCTTCATGAAGTTCAGAAAATCAGTCACTTCGGACTTATAGAAACAATCAGGCATTTTCGTATTCCTCCCGATGAACGCTCCGGTCTGCGTCAAATCCTTCTGGATACCGCCTGCGGAGTTTATCAACATTAGCGGAAAAGATTTCATCCAGGTTCTTACCGATTGCGGAAGCGGTAATTGCCAGATACCAGGCTAAATCGCCAAGTTCCTCAGCAATATGGTCAACATCTAACTCGTGACCTTGGAACTGGGCCTTTTTCACAATGTCGATTACCTCGCCAGCTTCACCGCACAGACCCATTACCCCGTTGCTCAACCGCTCGTGGAAAGTGAAGTAATCCATGTTCGCCGTTCTCAGAGCGGCTTTCTGATACTCATTTCCGGTCATCCTCTGCTACCTCCATTTCCAGAATTGTCATAATGGCATAATTGGCGAGATCAATCAGGGTGTCCCGGATAGACTCGTCATTGACCTTCTGCTCACAACCACGGGAGAGGGTCTTGAACCGGCTGAATTTATCACCGAGCCTGATACGGGCCATAGCCATTCCCTCTTCAACAAAGGTCTGGTGGAAGCTATCTCCGTAATCATGGTTTTTCCGTTCATAGAGCTTATTGATTTCCTCGCATATACGAGCGTGACGCTCGACCTTGGAAACTGTGTGAATAGTTACCTCTGCCATGTATCCTAACCTCCTATTTATAATTATTTTGAATAGCCATTGGAGAGGGAGAGCGTATAATTTGCCATCCCTCTCGTCAGGTTTAACCAAGAAGAGCTGCCAAATCCATAGAGGGCTTCGTAGCGGCCTGTGTGGTGGCCTTGGGAACCGCAGGAGCGGTTTTCTTGGCGGGGGAGGATACAGGTGCTTCCCCCTCGTCCCAGCCGTCAGAGGGGCGTTTATCAGCCAGCCGAGCGAAAGTGACGGTCTTTCCGGGCTTGTTCTTGTTCTCCTGGGTTTCATGCTCCACATCACACTCAATGAAGTGACCCAGCAGATCGGTGTGGTCAATCTCGGTAACCTCGAAATCGCCCAGGGCGGTCTTTGCGAAATAGGAGAAAGCGTTCAGGGCACCTTCATTGGGAGAGCCATCGGTTTTCAGAAGAGAGAACCGCTCAATGTGCTTGGAGCCGCCTTTG